CCCGCCACTGCGGCAGCGGCGTCGGCGACGGCGCGTTGTGCGTCCTCGATCTGCCGGGCGCCGTCGGCGCGCGCCTCATCCACGCCGCGCTGGGCGTCCGCGAGTGCGCGCTCTTTGTCGGCGACGGTCTCGTTGGCGTCAGCGATGCGTTCGCGGACGTCGAGCACCTGCTCGCTGCCCTCGATGCCGGCCTTGTTGGCCTTCTTCGTGTCTTCGGCGAGCCGCTTCGTCTCTGTGCGCTGCTCGGTCAAGTTCAGCCGGGCCCGCTCGTAGCTGATGCGGAGCCGTTCCAGCTCGTCAGGGGTGACGCCCGGCTTCTTCTGTGCCGCCTTGAGCTCTTCCTCGGCCTCCTTGAGGCGCAGGACGGCCTCGCGCTCGTCGAGGTGGGATTCGGAAAGCTGCTGGTTCATGTCCTGCAGGGCGCGCGCCGCCTCTCGGCGGGCGTCGTTCAGTTCTCCCTGTACGGCGCGGGCATCGCGCTGCGCGTCGGCGAGGTCCCGCTCGGAGTCGGCGACCTGCCGCTGTGCGTCCTTGACGCGCTCGGCCGCATCCACGCGGGCCTGCGCGAGGGAGCGCTGCGCGTTGGCCAGCCCCCGCTGCGCTGATTCGACCGCCTTCGTCGCCGAGGCGGCGGCACCGGCGTCGGCGGACGAGTCCGCGAACGCGGCCTTGAACGCCTCCCCCACTCCGCTGAGCCCGAGCTTCAGCGCGCCGGCCGCGGCGCCTGCGGTGGCCAGCGCGGGCGCGAGGACGGCAGCCCCGGCCGCAGCCGAGGAGAGGTTCGCACCGATCGCGACACCGGCCAGCAGGCCGACACCCTTCATTCCGGCGCCGAACGCCTTCGAGAAGGCGCCTGCCCCGGACTTGCCCGCAGACGATGCGCGCGAGGTGACAGATCGGGACCAGTCCCCTTCGAACTCGGGCCGGATGGAGACGTATCCGCGTCCGACGAGGACACCGCCAGCTGCCACCGCGCACCCCCTGTTACCGGTTCGCGGCGGGCCTTCCGAAGACGGCCGCCAACTGCTTTGCCCCGGAGCCGTGCTTGCCACCGAAGCGGATGATGTTGGACTTCTTCTGTTCGACGCCCGGGCGCGGAATGGGGTCCGGCGGCTTCAGGCGGCCGGTCTTCTTCGGATCGCCTCCGAGCTTGACCGTGGCGAACGTGTTCTCCCGGATGGCGTCCACCGCGCTGGCCAGCAGTTGCCGCTCCAGCGTCCACGCGTCCTCTTCGGGGGTGGATCCGCGCACCGCCCGGGCGGTCGCCGAGTCTGGCGGCAGATACCGCAGGAAGACGCGCAGCTCACGCCACGACATCTCGCCGCGGTACAGCTCCAGCAGGGACCGGCCGGGCCAGTAGTGCGGGATGTCCCACTCGACAGCCTCCCCGTACTCCGCTAGGAAGCGGCGGAGGCCTCGGATTCCCCCGCTTCGACACCGGAGCGCTTCTGCCATTCCTGGCCGATCAGCTCGATGTCGAGGAACGTGTATCCGGCCTTGTACATCTGCTGGACGGTGTCGACGCCGAGGACGTCCTTCAGGACACCGGTGATGTTGTTGAGGTCGCCAACACGTTCCTGCAGTTCGAACGGCAGGGAGCGGATCGGGGGCAGGGTGAACTCCACGCCGTGCAGCTCGAACGTGGTGGGCTCGGGCAGCGCGTCGCGCTTCTGCTTCGCCATGCTGTCGAGGGAGACAACCTGACGGCCGGGAGTGGTCTTCTTGCTGGTGGTCATGCTTGTTCTCCTTGCGGGTGTAGCGGGTTGAGGCCCGGCAGGCGCGACCCGCATGGCACGCCTGCCGGGAGTCTGATTACGCCGCAGCGGCCCAGGCCGGGTCGTTGGACAGCCAGACCGCGATCTCGGGGGCGGTGTCCGCGTAGGCGGAAACCGTCATCGGCAGGGACACGGCGCCCGAGCGGGCCAGGGTGATGCTGTCGCGGTTGGTGACCTCGCCGCGGGCGATGACGAGCCGGTTCTTGATGTCGCCGTCCACCCACTCCAGGCCGATGGCTCGCTCGTCCGGGCTGGGCGCGGCCGGGATGGACAGTTTGTGCACGCCCGTCGTGACGTCTGTCATCGTCGACGACGGGAAGTACAGGGTGACCGTCGACGTCTTCAGTTCGATCGCGGTGAAGCCGAGCGTCATGTCGACGCCGGTGAGCACCTTGCGGACCGGGGACAGGCTCTGCCAGGCGTTGATGTCCTCGGTCTCCGTCGAGTACGACATCTCCACGCCGTCGTCCGACAGGTAGCCGAGATCCACCCAGCCCGCGGCCCACGCGGTGTCCAGATCTGTCGGTGCGGTCGTGCCCTTCGGGGCGATGTAGATGGAGCCGTTGAGCCCCACGCGCACGTTGTCGGCGTCATTCGCCATCGGGTTGCCTCCAGGCATAGCGAGGACCCGCACGGCCAGACGCCGACGGGTGAATGGGTGAAGGGAGTGCGGGTTGGGTGCTGCTACGCGGGGCGGACCACCATGCTCATCACGAGCACGTAGCGGGGGATCGTGTCCGTCTCAGCGGACGGCGTGTAAGGCAGCCAAATCAGGGACGTCTCGTCCACGCCATAGATGCGGACGCCGTGCTGCGCGGTGCCCTGAGCGGCGATGAGATGCGCGGAGACGCTGGCGGCCAGGTCCCGGGCCTGCTTCTTCGTCGCGCCGAGGATGTCGATGTCGAGGGTGCGGTCCACGGTCACCGGCTTCTGCCGGGAGCCTCCACCGCCCAGCGTCACCGACACGATGCCCACGGCCAGCTTCGTGTCCCAACGGTCGGGCCACTCAGTCCCCACGACCGTGCCCGCAGGGAGCAGTGGTTTGAGATACTTCACGGCGGCCTGCTCGACGTCCGGCATGGCCGCCACTTGCAGGCCGCCGCTCACCGCTTCCTACGTCCCGGCTGCGCAGCCTCGTGGCCGGCGTCGACAGCGTTCTCCGGTTGGGCCGGGTTCTCGGCGACCGGCGCTGGCGCCTGCTCCTCTTGCAGCGTCTCTCGTTCGGGCTGGGCGACGAGGCCGTCCCGGCGCAGCGCCTTCGCGGTCACCTCGTCGACGTCGATGGTCTCGCCGGGAGCCTTGTCCCCGTACCAGTGGGCGAGCGTGATCTGGGGCATCAGGTGCTCCTCAGCGAATCCAGGGCGCGTCCCAGCGGGCGCGCCTTCGGGGACCAGCCCGCCTGCGGGCGGTCGCGGGAAGAGGCGGGGCGGCCGGTACCGAATTCGACCTGCAGGGTCCAGTCGGCGGTGGCCCCGAACTCGGCCCGCCAGCCGTTCGGGGCCATGCTCGCCGCCGAGTACACGCTCGCCGCGTACTCGCCGTGCCGCTGCACCGCCGGGTCGTAAGTGGGGCCCGTGTACTTGGGGGCGATCGCCCGGGTCACGCTGGCGCCGCGCTCGGCGACATCGCTGAGCGCGTCCCGCATCTGCGACGAGCGGGCCAGCTCGTCGTACAGGCCCGGGTTGGGGACGAAACGAAACGAGGTGCGGGCCATCACGCCACCTCCCGCAGATCGGCCTCGACGTGGTGCACTCCCCCGCCCGGCGCAGGCCAGCGGGCCACCTTGCCGATGACCTGCATCGTCGTGCCCCACGCTTCGACCCGGTCGGTCTCGCGCAGGTCGACGTCCATGCCGCGCGGCGTGTACAGCCGCCAGCCCGTCACGACGACCTGCTTGTCCTCGGTGTCCTCGGTCGAGCCGCCGTTCGGCTGCACGTTCACCCCGGACACCGTGATCCGGGTGGCTCCCTCGCCCCAGTCGGCTTGCTCGTTGCCGTAGTCGTCCTCAACCGTGCTGGGCCGGACGATGACGATCGACTGCATATACAGCATCAGCAGCTCCGCAGCCGCACGGTGCCCGAGGCGGGACGGTAGCGGCGCAAAGCCCGCTTCTCCAGCTCGCTCAGCAGCACACCCAGCGCCTCGCCACCATTCGGCACCAGGTAGGTGACGGACTCACCGCCCACCGTCTCAGACCGCAGGCCGCCGGGATTCACGATGACCCGGTTCGCGGCCTGCAGCACGATCGCCTTGATGTCGCCCGGGACTTCCTCCCAGCCGTGCGTGTAGGTGACCGTGACCTGCGGCGGTCGGTGCGCGACGGGAGGCCCGTCCCACGCCCACGAACGAAGCAGCAGATCACTGCCGTCCTGCCACCAGTCCGAGGTCTCGACCTCATTGACCGAAACCGTGTCGATGCCGACGACCGGACGTTGCGGTAGCGTCACCACGCCACCGCACCGGTGCAGAAGCGGGTCCGCGCGGCGCATCGTGAACGTGTCCGTCGTTGTCGCCCGGGTGATGTGCTGGCGGAGGTAGGCGCGAACCACCGCGGACGCCTGCTCCAAAAGTGCCTGCGCCTGCGCTTCCTGCTCTGGGGTGAAGGTGCGGCCCAGGAGGGTGGCGAGGTCGGCCACCGTAGCCAGCGGCGGCAATGGCATGGTGGCCTCCCCTCGTCAGCGTCGTCGGGCGTCGTCGTCCAGCTGCTGCCGGACCTCGCGCGCGTGGCCGGCGTCCGTCTCCGGGGTCGGCTTGCCGGCCAGGACGCCCGCCACGGTGTAGTTCTCCTTGGGCGTGGGGTCCACCGGGACCCCGATGTAGCCCTTGTCCTCCGCCTCATCGACGGCCTTCTGTACGTCTGCCTGCGCCTCGTCCTTCGGCGCGGCGGTCTTCCGCTCAGCCATGGATCTGCTCCTCAGCTCCTGGAGATGGTCACCCGGACGACGCCGCCCGGGTCGGTGATGCCGGTGCCGACCGCGACGGAACGCCACAGCAGGGTGTCCCCCGCGGCGAGGACGAGGCTCGCCGCAGTGCCCGACAGGGTGATGGTCCGCTCGTTGTTCGCCGCGGCAGTCACGCTGCCGCTGTCGAAGGCGAGCGACGCCACGGTCGTGCTGCCGGATCCTGCCTGGCCCTTGTTGACCACGGAGAAGGTCCGGTGGTTGGTGGCGGCGCCGGTGATGGCCGCCTCGGCCACGTACTCGACGCCGGTGACGGTGCAATCGAACGGCGCCTGGCCGAGCACGGTGTCGTCGGAGGCGTTCGCGGTCGATACCGCGGGGACGTTCCGCTCGATGACCTGCACGTAGGGAGCAGTCGTCATGGTGATGTCCTCTCTTCCTCAGTGCGGGTCAGTACTTCAGGACGGCGGCCGGGTAGCGGTCGGCCTCGGTGGCCTGCTCGTTGTTGAGCGGGTTGGAGACCTGCCAGCCCACGCGGAAGGTGAGGCGCACGGCCGTCATGTCCTGCTGCGCGAGGTTGAACATGATCGCGCCGGTGTTGTCCTGGATGACGGCCTGGTCGAGGATCTTCATGGTGATGTCCTGGCGAACGCCGAGGACGAACTGGCTGAAGTCCCCGCCGAACAGCCGGATGTTGGTGCCCGCGCCGCCGCCGGCCGGGAACAGGCCCTTCATGGCGTAGGCGACCGGCAGGCCGTCGAGGGTTCCGAGGTCGCCGCTCACGCGGGTCTCGTCCAGCTTGCGGCCCTGGGTGTCGCGGGCCTTGCGGAGCTTCGACTTGGCCGCGGTCGAGGCGACCCAGCCGTCGATCTCGTAGCCGTCAGCCTCGACCTTCTCGTACAGGTTGTCCAGGTCGCCGAAGAACCCGCCCTGCGCGGCGGTCGCGGCCTCCGTGACGCTGTTGCCCGCAGCAGTCGCCGCGGTCGTAACGTCCGACGGCCAGCTGGACGGCGCGTTCGTGCCGAAGAACACCGCGGCGTCCAGAGTGCGACCGAACGCCTCGGTGAGCAGAGGCATCGCCTCGTCCCAGATGTTGGCGTCCACGTCGGCCAGGACGTTGTCCGGGACCGGCATGATCGTGGCGATCTCCTCGATGTTGAGGAACTTGTTCTGCCAGGCGATCTCCGTGGTCTGCTTCAGACCCGTGTCGCCACCCACGAAGTACGCCACCGGCAGGGCCGACAGGACCGGGAAGCGGACCTGCGCACGGCCCACCGGTACCCGGCGGAACAGCGACAGGGCCGCGGACTGCTCCGTGGCCTTGCCGAGCATCTCGGTGGAGACTTCCTCGGGGATGAGCGCCGCGGCGTCCGTCCGGGAAGTCACGTTGTTGTAGGCCATGGTCCGGCCTCCTCCTGGATTTGAGCCGGCCGGACCGTTCCGTGCCGGGGTGGGTCAGCCCAGACCCGCCTTCTGGCGGATCAGGGAGTTCATATCGGTCGGGGCGGGCGCCGGTTTGCGCACACCGCCGTCGTAGCTGGGCGAGTTGGCCTGCTGCTGGGCCCCCAGAACCTCCAGGAGGGCATCCGCATCGGCGGCCATCTCCTCCTCGGTGGAGCCGCGCAGGCGCACGGCCAGCGAGGCGGGGAGTTTCTTGTCCGCGGCGATGCGGTAGCGCATCAGCTCCTGGCGGGCGTCAGCCGCATCCTTCTCGGCTGCCGCCTTTGCCTCGGCGAGCTTCTGAGCCTCGCTCTTGTCGCGGTCCTCAAAGGCCTGCAGTCGTTTCTGCAGCTCGGTCAGTTCCTTCTGCGCGGCCCGCTTCTCTCGGCGCTCGGCCTCGAGCGCCTTCTTCCCGCCGTCACCCAGCCCCTCCTCTCCCTGCGACGTGGGCGCCTCGGAGACCGTCGCGGTCTCGTCCGGTCCCGGTGCGGGGGTGTTCTCGTCAGCCATCGCGGCTGTCCTTCCAATCGCCCCGCCCTCGCGGCAGGGAAGCCTCAGACGATGTAGCCGTAACGGCGCAGCAGCCGCTGCTGGTCGGCCCGGTCGTCCGCGATACGCAAAATCTCCTCTGGCATCAGGCGCGGCGTCGTCGAGCGTGCGTACCGCTGCCCGGGAACCCTCGCGAAGCCGCCTCCCGCGCGACGCATCCGCCGCCCGTACAGGCCGCGCCGGGTGACACCTTCCGACGTCACCCGGAGATCCCTTCCGTGCAGGTGGGCCTGGTTCATGCCGCGCCGGGCGTTGACGACCTGCCCGATGTCCGCGCCCTGCCCGATCGCCTCCGCGCCCGCGGCGCCGAACACCCGGCGCCGCTCAGCTGCGGACATCGAGGCGGTGAGCCGTTCCGGGGACTGGACGCCGCTCCAGTCCCGCTCGCGCAAGGGAACGGTCTGGCAGTCACAGTTCGGATGACGCAGAAAACCTTCGCTGTACGAGTACTGCTGGCCGGCCAGCACGATGCACCGCGCGCACGCGGGGAGCGTCACCACCCGGGTGTAGGCCACGCACTGGCGGTCGGCCACCATGGCGACCTGCGCGGAAGAGCGTGCAGTGTCGGAGATCGATGTGGCCGCATAGCGGGCCATGTCCGCCAAGCCGCCGATCATCGCCTGTTCGCCGGTCATCCCAGCGGTAAGACGCCGCCGCACGCCGATCGCCGGCAGGAACAGCAGCGTCTCCAAAGGGCCGCCGTCCGGAGCGATGCCCGCGAACGCCTCCGCCACCAACAGGGCTTCCGGCACGGCAGTGCCGCCCTGCTCGGCCATCGCGCCGGCGACAAACGCCTGAGCTCCCTCGGCGACCGTCAGCTGCCCCGCCACAACCGCCGCCACGATCGCGGCGCCCGCTTCGCCTTCCAGGTCCGAGGCGATCGTCGCGGCCGACATGCCGCGCCATAGCTGCTGGATCAGCGCCAACAGGGACCGGGTGACCGTCGTGACCTGCCGGTAGCGGGCCGCTGCCAGCTCAGAGGCCGTCGCCACCGGCCGCCTCCACGTTCACGGGACCCTCGGGTTTCGGCCCGTACAGGGCCGCGATGTCGCCGCCGACGATCCGCTCCGCCGCCTGGTCACGCAGCTGCGACCACTGGGCGATCTCCGTCTGGGACGCACCCCAGCGCTCCCACAAAGCCTCGTGCGGCACGCCCAGAGTCGACATTTTCACCAGGGCGTCGACGAGTTCGCCCTCAGTGCGGAACTCCGGGTTGTGCCAGATCGTCTCAATCCTCGCCAGATCCCTGCCGTCGCCTGCAGCCTTCAGGGTGAGGCGGACAACCTCCTCCATACCCTCGCCCAGTGGCCGCTGGCGCTGGCGGACCTTGCTGACCAGGCCGGACTCGGTCGCCTTGAGAGTCTCGCCGTTCACGTTGCTGAGCTGCCCCAGCAGATACTGCGCGGGCGTCCTCGTGCGAGCCGCCATGTGCTGGACATCAGCATCCACCGCCTTCAGGTACGGCGTCAGGTCCGTCGCCGAGAACTCCCCGAACTTCACGTTCGGATCCTCAGCCACCCACAGGCGGTCGACCGCCGCCTTGAACGGCTCGATCGGCTGCCCGTTCTCGTCCTCCGGCAGTTCGTAGCCGGTGGCCCACCGCTGACGGAACGCGCTGAACTCCTGCGCCATCAGCCGGTCGATGAGCGTCTTGTTGATGCGGTCCTGAGTGTCGAGGACGTCCTCGATCTCGCTGTGGGCCTCGCCGAGCAGGTCCGGCCTGTTCGGCACTTCGACGAGCGGTACCGCGCCCAGCGGGTTCTTCGCCGGCCAGGGCTCGCCCTGGACCTCGCGCGCCACCCACTTGGGCTGGCCGATCACGCCATGCTTCGGCTTCGGGGCCCGGAATTTGTGGATCGCATCCGGCAGATAGACGGTGGCCATCAGCTCACCCGTCCAGTCGTCCTCCCAGCACTTGAGGCCCGCCGCGCGTTCGCGGCGGCTGCCGGGGCGGTACGCGACGATCGCCTGCGTAGCGTCCTCCGCCGTCACCATCGGGGTCGTGGCGTCGTCCGGGTTGGGTGCCACAAGCATGAACGCCCGGCCGACCTTCACCGCTTCAGTGATCACAAGATCAGAGTCGGCGTCCAGGTTGTTCGCCTGCCAGATCCTCCACGCCTCCGGATCTCCGGCCTCCGCATCCCCCAGCCGGAACCCGTCGATCTGCATGCGCTCCGCCGTCGCATCGACGACCAGGCCCACATAGTTCGACCGGGCCTGCCGCAGGAGCCGCTGGAATGCGACGCGGGCCTTGTCCTGGATCATCGGCAGCGGATGGTCGCCGCAGCAGTACTGGCGCATCAGCTCCACGTACTTGCGGCGCTCCTGCAGTTCGTCCCACAGTCGCTCCAGCCACCACAACGCAGACTCGACGGGATGCTGCGCCACCAGGCACCCCCTCACGTCAGAAACCGACTACACGTCGCTTCCGTTTCCTGGTCAGTCCCGCCGCGACCGCGTCCATCGCCGCCTCATGGGCGAGGACGCTGCACACCGCGAGGTCGATCTTCTGGTGGACGGATGCCTTACGCAGCACGTACCGGCCCGCCGGGCGGGCTGCTTTCCGGGCGTTCGCCACATGCTGGGCTGCGAGATCGCAGCCGTCGTGCCGCCACGTCGAATCCTTCTTCGTGACGTCCGTGACGAGCCGCTGGCACGCCTCATGCATCTGCTTGATCCGGTTCGTGTACCAGTCGACAACCCGCTTGTCTCCGTACCGGCTCGCCCAGGTGTCGACCTCGGAGTCCCAGTACGGCGGGTCGCAGTACATGCGCACCACGTCGAAGCGGTCCATCAGCTCATCAACCGCGGCGTCGACCTCCAGGCGCGGCGCCTGGCCGCCCCACTCCGCCGGATTCCACACCGTCGGCAGCCCATCCGGCCCATACACCGGGGTGAACTGGAACCCGTCCAGGGTCTCCGCCCGGATGCCCGTCCAGTCGTCCACGTCGGAGCCGTCGAAGCCGAGCACAATCCGTGTCCCGTCCGGGACTTCCTCCAGCCCCAGCCGGGCCATCCAGCGGTCCCGGTCGATGAACGCGGCCGTGCCGGCCACGATCCGGTTCATGTAGAACCGCTCCGCCTGCGCCGGATCCTTCTCCGCGATCTCCACCAGCTCGCCGTCGATGCGGTCCAGATCAACCCACCCGCCGGCGAGGACGGAGGAATCGCCGTAGGCGTGCCGCAGCGCCTTGTGCCGCTCCCGCTTGTTCGCCAGCGACGCCGGCGCCGGGACCCGGTGGTCGCGGTACACGTCCTTCACCGCGGCCTCGGCGGTGCGCTGCGCCACGCTCTGCTCGGATGGATCCCACGCGTTCGTCGTCTCCACCGCGCGGCCACCGGTCCCGGACAGGTTCCGGCGCTGGGTCTCGGCGAGCTTCCAACCGCCGTTCGCCTCCAGCCAGGAATGCGTCTCGTCCTGCACCGCGAACGTGATCCGCTGGCCGAGACGGGCCCGGCCCGAGCTGGTGACCGGCTCGATACGGCCGCCGCCCGGCACATTGATGCGGGTCTCACCCGTATCCGGGATGAGGTCCGCGAGCGGCCCCTCGTCGATCATCGGGACCAGGGCGCGGTACACGTTGTCCGTCTGATCCTCGGAGGTGGCTGCGATCTGGATCCATGGTGTCTCCCACGCACGACCCACCGGCTCCCCAGAGGCATCCCAGCCGGCGAACCGCACCGGGCCAGCCGCCTCCGCGCACACCATCGCACACGTCAGCGGACCCTTGCCCCACTTCTGCGGACGCACCAGCTGCGAGCGACGGAAGTGCCAGGCAGACCGCCATGTCCCCTCCGTTGCGTCCTCGCGCAGCCGGTAATGCCACGCCAGGAACCGCCACATCTCATCCGTCA